GAGCTGGCGGACCCGGCCCGGGGAGGTTTCCCAGGCCACCCCGGCCTCGGAGCCTGGCAGGGCCGCCCGGCAGCAGCCGATGGTGCCATGCCAGCGGGAGCGGGGGCGGGGCTGGCCGTCGACGATGGCGGGGCGCATCGGGACTCCGCTCGCGCCGGTGAGGCGGCCTTCCCAGGCGATGGGTACGGCGGCCAGCTGCTGGCCGGCGGCGGCGGCTTTGAGGGCCCAGTGCTGGCCGATCTCGCTGGGGTCGTAGGGGAGGAAGAGGCAGGCGCTGTCGAGGAGCAGGATGCGCTCTCCTGGCTGGTGGTGTCTGCAGGCTTCGCCGGTGTCGCGGACGCCGCGCCAGAGGCCGGTCAGGGCCCACTCCTCGGGGCCCAGCTGCTCGGCCCGGGAGTAGGCCACAAGCTCCTCGCCGACCATCAGGAGCGAGAGGCCGAGGGCCACGTCGATCTCCGGGTGGGAGTAGAGCTCGCGGGCGTAGAGCCGCACGTGTAGGCGGGAGCCCTCGTCGCGGCGGTCGTCGCCGTGGAAGGGTTCCAGCTGGTCGTCGAAGCGGACGAGCTCGCCGATGGCGGCCTGGGAGTGGGCGACGGCCACGTGCTCCCACGAGGCTTCCGGGTGCCGGCGCAGGTAGATCGCCGCGGGTCCCCGGGCCGGTGAGTGCCGGGGGCTGCAGCAGCCGACCTTGAGGCCCATGTGGGGGCTGTGCGGCAGGTCGCAGACGGCGGCGAACGGGGTCTGGGGGATCCTCAGGGCCATCAGAACTGCTGAAGGTGGACTTCGGGGGCTTCGGCCACGGCCTCGAGCTGGATCACGCCGTTGGCGCCCCGGACGCGCGAGTTGACGATGGCCTTGATCCGAGGGCCGCTCGGCACAGGGAGGGTCACCAAGTGTCCGACCTGCACCTGCCCCCAGGAGGGCGGCAGCGCGAACCGGATGGCTTGCCGATTGGTCTGGGAGGTCCAGATCGCGCTCCAGGCCACCTGCTCGGCGTCCTGCCGGGACATCGCCCAGGAGCGCAGGCTCATGCGCACTTCGTCGCCCTGGGAGCCGGGCGGCGCGAACTTCCGGGGGGCCCCGGTCTGGAACTCCAGCGCGGGGTCCATGTGCTGGACGGTGACCGCCCTGGGCAGCTCCAGGTCGCCGGCGTCCTCGATGGGGAAGGGGGAGGCCGGCAGCTCTTGCCCGTACTCCACGGCGCCCAGCGCGGATTCGGGGATGTCCCACTTGACGAGTACTGGCCGGCGCTCAAACACCAGCACTCCGTCGCGCTCCGATGCGATGTTGTTGGTGGCTTGGAGCGCAGTTCCGAGAAGGGACGAAACCTGCTGGGGGCCGCGGGCCACCGCGCCTACGAAGTTGCCGGCCATTCCAAAGGTGCTGTAGAGCCCCTTGGGGATCCCTGCACGCGTCATCAGGCGCTGGATGTGCTCGCCCAGGTTGGTCGGGCTGATGGCTACGACAGTGGCCTGGAATGCCAGCGCACCATTGCCGAACCGGGTGACGTTGAGGCCACCAAAGCGCACGCAGATCAGGCCCTCGTAGCTCGGCACCTGCCCAGTGCCCACGGTCGACTCGATGTAGGGATCCGGGACCTGGCCAACGGCGCCGGTGTAGAACTCGATCGACTCCGCGACGTCGGGGATCAACTGCGGCAGGTCCTGGACCACAGAAATGACGGGTCCAGCAGCTGCAGCCTGGAACGGATTGGGCGGTGGATTTGTTCCGCCGGGCACGAGTGGCTTGAGCTTAAACACGGCGACACTGTTCCCATTATTGTCTCGAAAACTGCTCTCAAGTTGCGGGGCAAGAACGCCACCGGGGCTGCCCGTGAAGTTGTTCCCGGCGTGTGCAAAACCAGAAATTGTCACGGGGTAGCCCACTTGAAGCTTTGTCAGATCTGGACCGGTGATGGGCGAGATCAGTCTGAAGTAGTAGATGGGAGGACCAGCGGTAAAAGGGGAAGAGGTTTCGGCGCTGATCTTCGCCGAGTTGTACGAGATGTCTGGCGATAGTTGAAAGACCCGCTCGCCGTTGATCCAAACGTCGGTCAGGTAGCCACCAGCAGGCAGGGCATCGGTCGAGAAAAGCGCTACGCAGTCGCGACTATAGCGGAAGGAGGTGCTGTCGGGCCCAGCTTTGCCTCCGCCTACGGTCACCTGCTCCTCAATCGGGGTTCCAAGGAAGATGGGAACGCCTTCGATGCGAGCTGTGCCGTCGACCCAGCCAGCTGGGGCGCCCTCAAAGCTCTGGCCGACGGCCCAGTCGTCGATCCGCTGCCCTTCCCGTGGATCCTGCGGGAAGAGCGCGGGGAAAATGAGCGTGCGGTCGATCACGGAGCCGGCGGCCGCAAGCGCTGCGTTCCCCAGCAACGCCGCTGTCGTGCCAGCCGTTGAGCCCCATGCCGCTACTAGAGCTAGCGATGCCATTTGCGTCTCCAGATAGAGTGGACTTGGTCTTCCCAGGCCGCGAGGTAGTCTACGCGTACCCGGCTGGTGCGGCCATACACGTGCACCAGGTTTCCGCCGGCCACATCGACCGCGAGGTGCTTGGGCAGGCGCGAGCCCGGCAGGCAGAGCGCGATGAAGTCCCCGACCTGTGGCGCAGTTACCCTGACGCAGGCCTTCGCCAAGCCCTGAAGCAAGAGCTGTGGATCGGGATCCATTCGGTACGCATATGGCCAATCAAAGGGCACGCCGGCCTCCTTGCAGGCCGCAAGCAGGACGCCGGCGCAGTCCAGCCCATGAGCAGGTATGCGGCCCTGGTGCTGGAACTTGACCCCGACGAGACCCAAAGCCGCGGCCGCAATCGCGGCCCCGGTGGCCGCATCGATCAGCTCGTCGCCGGCTTCAACTGCTCGTCCGTCGAAGTCAGGAACGTCAGTCCCCCGAAGTTCACGTAGTTGCCGAGCTGTGAGCATCGTTCCTTTTTCCGGCTGCAGCCGATAATGAGGTCCACGCGGTCGCCAACTGCAACAGGCAGCGGCATTTGCACTGCGAGCGACACCAGCTGGGTCGCCTCGTCGTATCCGATCACCAGGCCTTCCAGCCCTTCATTGGCGCCGCTGCGCCAGATGGCTTGGCCGAAGACGAAGTGGCCGCTCGGCCGAGTCGAGCCCAGGCTTGCGACCCGAAACTGCCGCCCGTTGATCACATCGCTGATCGGGGCGTAATAGTCCGAGACAGGGACCACGTCGAATTTGCAGGTCGCCAGGTCGCCCATGCTCTTCCAGCAGTCGCGCTCGAGCAAACGGCCGATCTTGCTCTCCAAGCGGGAGGTGAGGCCCCCGCAGCGAGCCTCCCAGGTCGCCCCGTCCTGACGCGTGCCCTGCACCCACATGCGCTGGACTTCGATAGCCCCATAAAATGGGAACTCCCAGTCAACCAGCATCTCCAGGACCTCCGCGCCGCGGTAGCGACCTGCCCGCAGGTCCGCCTCAGTGATCAGGTCCGAGGTGATCACCCCCTGGGCGTCCAGGCTGGAGGCCGCGAGCCCGCCGCGGCTTTGGACGGCGGAAGCGATGGCCGAGCGCGAAGGCGGGTAGGACTCCCCGTCGAATTCGATGGGCGCGGAATGGTCCGTGAGCCGGACCACGAAGCCGTCTTTGCGCGCCAGGCGGAACAGGCGCGCATGGGTGTGCGCCGAGCGGGCGAGGAGCTCGGCCCGCTGCTCGGGGCTGGCCAGGGTCACCATGCGGCCTCCAGGGCTTGGCGCAGGGGCGCGGGCGCCACCTGGGCGCTCTGCCGGTAGATCGTCAGCCAGCCGAGCTTCCAGGCCTCGGCATCGGCCCCCTGCTCGCCGGCCAGCTTCGCGACCACCGCCGCTTGGTCGGCGGGCAGGCAGCCCACCGCGGACTGGATCTCGCGGGGAACCGGCTGCCCAAGCGCGGCCGCAGCCCTCAGTGCGCCCGCCAGGCGGTAGAGGCCGTCGGTTTCCTCGAGCTGTGCCACGACCCCCGGAGTCAGGTGGGCCGGTAGAAGCTGCCGGGCAGCCCGCAGGCAGGCCTCCAGGCGCGCCAGGACCTCGGCCGCCTCCCGCGCTTGATCCTCAGCCTCGCGCGCCGCCAGGCGCAGCCCGCGCGCCTTGAGGGGCTGCAGCGTGATCTCAGCCCAGAACGCGGACCGGCGGTGGCCCTCCGCGGTGATGGCATGGTCGCGGATCGCCGAACGCCGGGTGTCCACCTCGCGCAGGAGGTGGCGATAAAGCCCCCAGGGCGTGACTGCGTTCGGCATGGTCGCCAGGTGCTCGACCTCCCAGGCGGAGTTGCCCCGCCGCAGGTCCTCGAGCATCTCCGCCAGTGTGTAGCTCTTGTTGCTCATGCTTGGCTCCTGCCCGCGGTGGCGTGGGCGCGTAGGCCGCTTCGGGGTGCGGGCGAAGAGGGCTCGGCCCGCCACACGTCCAGCGGCCCGAAGCTGTAGGTGACCGTGGTGGGGCTCGAGGCACCGCCGCCCGAGACGTAGACCCGCCCGGTAGCCCCCGCTGCGGCTGCGTCTGCCACGGGCGTGGGGGGCTGGGGCATCGGGCGCCAGGACTCCACAGGCGAGGCCACCAGCTCGAGCACCTGGCGCGAGGCATCCGGCAGGTCCTGGCCCTGCCACTGGTAGCGCCCGCCCATGAACAGGCGGGCGCCAACGCCCTGGTCACTGACGTAGGCGGCGCTGACCCCCCCGATGGCTGTCCCGCTCGGCCGGTGGGGGCCTTGGCCCCAGACGTCAGCGCCGGCTTGGTAGCGCTGCAGCAGCGAGCCCGCTTGCGCGAGGCCGGCCCCGGAGATGTAGGCGAAGGCCGAAGGAGCGCCGCCCAGGCGCCCACCGGTGTGCGAGTTGCGGCCCTGGATGGAGCTCGACTTCGGGGTCCAGACCCCGAGCCCGATCATGGGCGTGTACTGCAGGAGCTGGCCCTGGGACTCGGCGCCCCCGTGAACGAAGCCCACGGCCAGGGCATCCCAACTCGCGGCGAAGCTGACCGGCGAGGGCATGGCCGCAACCGCGCCCCAGGTGTTGAGCAGGTACTTCTCGCAGTTGGTGCCGGCGGCGGTGCCCCCGCAGATGAAGTGGGTGTCCTGGGCGAAGGTCTCGACACCGAAGGCACCGGCGTTGCTGCGCGGTGTGCCGGCCGCGGGCAGGGTCTGCCAGAGCGCCAGCCCGGTGTCGAGCCGAAACGCAGCCTTGCTGGGGGCCGAAACCCCGTCGATGCCGTGGGAATAGACGAGCCCAACGGTGCTGTCCAGCGCCGGGTGCTGCTCGAAACTGCCCACCTGGTACACCCAGCGGGGCACGCCCTTGACCACGCCGGCGAAGCAGACCGAGAGCCACTGGCCTGCCAATGCCTCGCCCTCCTCCGCGTAGGCCTCGACCTGGTAGGTCACGTCCACTTCGGCCCCGTCCACCGTGATGAAGGGAGACGGCGTTCCCCGCTCTTGGCTGGGGATGATCGCGTCCAGACCATGGACGTCGACCAAGGGCCAATCGCCCGCGGGATTGAGCGGGGGCACGATCACGGTTAAGCCGGGCCCAAATTGAACGGGGATGCCAGCGGGCTGGAAGGTGATGTTGCCGAAGGCCAGGGAGCCGTTGGTCACGAACACCCGCCAGTGCTCGGCCCCGGGCTCCAGATCCCTTGGATCGGGGAGCTGCAGGGCCACGGAGCCGCCGCCGGCATCCAGGTGGATGATGCGGCGTCCGGGGATGAGGGCTAGGGACGGCCCCCCAGACACGAACTGCACGCCCCCGTAGTACTCCAGGGCGTTCATCGCGAGATCAGCCAGCTCTTCTGGCCGGCCGGGGTGCGCGCCAGGTACACCTGGGACGTGGTGAACGCCGGCACCTGGGTCAGCAGCGTCCCCTGGTAGTCGCGGACCGGCACTGCGCCGGCGGTCTGATTCGAGAGCACCGCGTGCACCCCACCGGGATAGAGTCCCGCGGCATCCGGCAGGCGCCAGCCCGCTCCGTTGCTGATCGACCCGCTGATGACCCACAGGCGCGCGACCCGGGGGTGAACGAACAGGTCCACGCCCGGGTTCTCCGACCACATGGAGTTGCCATAGCGAAAGCCCGCGGGAGCCTGGGCGTCGCTGCGATCCTCGATCATTGGGATCGCGAGTCGGGCGTCGTTGTAGGCAGCGAAGTTGATGTTGAGCAGCCGGTCTGCCTCGGGCCCGAAGATCACGGGTACGTGAAATTCGAAGCCGGCGCGGACCTGGACGCCGGCGGCCGGCGGGGTGGTCAGGACGACGATGCCCGTGGTGTGGTCGACGGCAAAGCTCGTCGTCGCAAGGCCGCCGACGCTTACCAGGACGCTGCCCTCGATCGGCTTGCGGATGGTCCTGGCCCACTCGTAGGAGGTACCAGCGGCATAGCGCTTCACCAATTGCCAGCTAGTCTGCGAGCCATCGCCGAAGCCCAGCAGCACATCCGACGCCGTCGGCGGTTGGTTGCCGTTTGGGCCCGTGGAGTGGTCACGGGGATCCAGGAGCCGAAAGCCAGCCGCACTGCCGCGGCGCGCGTGGAAGAAGTCCGTGAGGATCGCCACGTCCTCGGCAGACCGCACAGCCTGGCGGGCATCGAAGATCAGCAGAGGGGCCTGCCAGCGGGAATTCCGCTCGGTGGCCCCGGACAGGAGCTGCACCACCGAAGTCTGGTAACCGGGCCCCCCTGAGGACCCGTAGGCCATGCTGAGGGGGAAGACCACCTCGTGGAAGACCATCAGCGACCGAACCTCCGGCGGGCTTGCTCGGCGAGCTGGCGGTCGGATAGGCCCATGCCAGTGGGCTCGTAGCCCCTGGCTACCTGGGGCACGTAGCTCGGGGAGGCCGGTGCGCCGACCTTGGTGGCGATGGCCCCAAGCGCCACGACAGCCTGGTCGAACTTCGCGACCATCTGGTCGAACTTGTCGCCGAGGCTCACGCTGACGTCGAGGCCCTTGCCGAAGCCGTCGTATCCGCCAGCGCCGCCGTAGCCCTTCTCGCCGAGGCTCACGCCAAGGCCGCCACCAAGGCTGCTGGGGCCAGTGCCGCTGGAGCCAAGGCCATAGACGGGCCCAATGCCGCCCGGAGGGCCTGCCTGCGTCGGTGTCGGGCTCCCGAATCCGAAGGCGCTCCCAAGACCCGCGCCGAGCGTGGTGCCCACCAGGTTCTGGAAGATGTTCTGGAACAGGCCACCGAAGGTCGCGTTTAGTACCTGCGCCTCCAGGCGATTCATCAGCTGCTCGAACGCATCGCCGACGTTGTCGAAGTCCTGAGTGGCCTGCACCGAGAAGGCGGTGAAGCTGTCGGAGAGGAAGTCCGCTGCCCGCTGGCCACGGGTGGCAAACTCCGCGCTGTCAGCGAGGCGCACGTACTCCGCATAGGCGGCGGCGCCCTCCTCGGCGCCGATCTTCAAGGCCGCCTGCAGGGCGATCTCGTCCTCATACACCCGGCGGCGTTGGTCGGAGTTGAGCCCAAGGGTCTTGAGGTCGAAGGCCACAGCCGAATTGAGCTGGGAAAGGGTGTCGAAGGCGGCTTCCCGCTCCGCGGCTCGCGCGTCCTTTAGCGCCTGCTCATAGGCAATGACTTCGTCCACCATGCGCGCGCGTTCCTCGGTGCCGATCTGGTTTAGCCGCGCCTCCTCTTCCAGTGCCTTGGCAAGGCTCTGCCGCTGGGAAACCTCAAGCCCGATCACGTTGGCAAATGCGACCGCCGCGGGTAGACCGAGAGCCTTCACGTTCTCGAACGCCTCCGCCTGGGCGCGGAGCACCTCCAGCTCGTCGTTGGATCGACCGACAGACTGAGACAGGATCTGCTGCTGGCGAATGAAATCGGCTAGGGCATCCGAATCACCGCCGATCTTGTCGATTTCTTCTGGGGATACCTTTTGAGAGTCGATCGAGGCCTCGGAGGCTATGGCCTTGCCAGCATCGCGGAGCTTTGCTTCGAGGCTACTGATAACCGCATCGAGGGGCGCGGCGATTGTCTCTGCGTTGACCAGATCTAGCTGAGCCTTATCCTGGAAGAGGTTCAGCGCCTTCTTAATCGCCTCTTCCGCCGCGTCACGGCTTGCATCGATGTCAAACTGAAGTGTGGCTCTGATGGGCTGCTTGGTTCCTTCGAGCAGCGAAATATCCGCCAGCTCCTCGCGAGCTGTCTTGAGCGCAGCGAAGACGGCCTCCTGGTCTTTTTCGTCCGGGAAAGCAAAACTGTCCAGCAGCTTGGCAATTCCCGAAGTGGCCGAGGCGACGCCAGACCGCAATCCCAGCGTCATTCCCTGGCCTACAGTCTTGGCCAACCCAGTCTCCAGGCGTTCCTCAAGTGCGAGCAGCTCGTTGTCCAGGGCGGGAGATAAGCCCTCAAACTGACGGACAGAGAACCCGCCATCTTGCTGCTCTGCCAGAGCTTTCAGCTCGGCAACGTAGTCGCGGGCGTAAGCCAGGCTCTTCTCTGCTCCCGCCAGATCTCCTGATTCCAGGGCCTTGTCAAACGTCTGGATTGCGCCATCCAGCTGAAAAACAGGAGCGGTTCCGCCAGTGAGCTTGGTGTTGGATAGGCGTTCAGTTGCCCTGCGCACGCCTTCTAGCTCTTCGGCGAACTCCTCGCTTTCCGATTTGGCGTCGCTCAAGGCCGCAGCCATCGAGTAGATCGCGCTAGCGCCAGCGGTGGCCCAGAGCGCGATCCTCCCTTGGGGGGTGAATGCACCCAAGAGCTTCAGAAGCCTCCAGGCTCCATTGGCGGTGGATATCAAGAGACCCATTGCCGTGGGTCCTGCCAGGGTGCCTATTGCGACGGCTAGCACATTGCTTTCAGCGCTGGCTTCATTTTGCGCGTCTTCCAAGCCAACCAATACCCGAATAGCATCCGTCACGGAGTCCACCACCAGGCGCATGAACCCTCCGGTCTTATCCCCGAGCTTGAGTTGCGCCTCCTCAATCACCCCAGTCAATTCGCGATATGCGCCCAGGAGGTTGTCCGAGATGGCTTCGGAGGCTGCATTGGCGGCGCCCGCGCTTTCGAAGTTGGCTGCGGTTAGTTCGCGGACCTTGTCCACATTCTCGCTGAGCTTCAGCGCGGCCACACGGGCAACGTCGCCAAAGATTGCCTCAGCGGTATAGGCGTCGATATTGGCGAGCCTAAGCTTCTCCAGCACATCTGCCAGGGAATTGCTCTTGAGGCTCAGGTCTTCCTGTGTCAGCCCAAGTTCCTCTAATGCAGCCCTGGCCGGCTCCGTGGTGATGTTGAGGCCCGAGAGGAATCTTGCAAACGAGGTGCCTGCCCGGCTGCCCTTGATGGCGTTGTCGCCCAGCACGCCAATGACAGCCGTCGTCTCTTCTAGACTCACATTTAAGGCATCAGCAACCGGTCCAACGTAACTCAGCGCCTCGCCGATATCTCGAACGCCGCTGTCCGTGTTGTTGCTTGTACCAACTAGGATATCTGCAACCCGGACGCTATCCTGGGCATCCAAGTTGAATTGCTTGATTGCTGCGGAAGCAATGCCAGCGGCCTCGGCCAGATCCAGGCTATCGGCTGTGGCCAAGTTGAGAGAGGGGATCAGCGCAGCAATCGACTCGTCGACGTCAAATCCTGCCCTGGCGAGCTGCAAGAGGGCTTCCGCGGATTCAGTAGCCGAGAATTCGGTAGCGGCGCCCGCAGTTCGGGCTGCCTCCTGGAGTTGATCAAGTTGAGTCGCCGAGGCATTGGCCACAGAGCCAACTACGGAGAGGGTTCGTTCAAAGGATGCATAGGCCTTAACTGTGTCGGCTACAGACCTACTCGCACCAATCATCGCAATCAATTGCGCAGCTGCCTCGCCCATCTTCTCGGCGGATGATTCTGCACTTGAGGCGGTCTCCTTAAGCTCTCCTTGCAGCTTGTCCTGTCCCTGGGCCAAACCAAGCGAAGAAGTCTTTGCCGCATCGGCTGCGGAGACGAAACGCCCAAAGGCCTCTCTTGGCTTTTCAGCGCTTGACCCAGTCTGGACAAGCTCCGCCTGCAGGCTGTCCTGGTTTTCGGCAAGGTCCTTGGCCTTGCGCTCCGCCTGGTCAAGGCCGTCCACGAACTGGGCCATGGACTCGGCTCCCGATGTCGATC